CTCGAGACGGATCATGACAAGATATGTGCCAGCGACGAGCGCCACATCTATATTGCCATTCGAATCTAGCTGCGTTCGAGTGATCTCGTCCGCAATAACGGATCCGCCTTGACTGTAAACGCCTCGTGGGTCGCGAAAAATGGTCAGGGTGCGATTAGGGAAAGCGCTCCCACCCGGCACGCGAAAAATGCCAGTCAGCTGGCGAGGGATGTCGCTCATTTTTAGCTCCTGCAAATGTTCTAGGGTGCCCGAGATTACTCGCGCAGCTCGATAAGGGGAATGCTCGCGATCGAGCCAGTGCGCTCGAAAGACAGCGTCACGTCGATCATGTCGGCAGCAAAGCGAACCGGCACATCAAACTCATAACCAGCCCGAACCTCGACGCCCGGACCCGGCGGCTGGGCGAGGGTCACCACGCCAGTGACACGGTCGACCGAAAAGCCCGCAAACTGCTCGACCTCGCCCAGCGCGATGCGAACCGTCCCCTCGACCGGACAAGTAATCGACCGCCACCAGCCAAAGGCCTGATCGCCGTAGCGCCGGCGCAGCTGGAACTGCGTCTGCGCTCCGGTGCCCAGCCCAAGCAGCTGATCCCGCGCATCCGGCGCGCGTGACGGCGCGCAGGACTTGTAGTCAGACCAGTCCTTGAAGCGGAAACCATAAAGCTGACCATAGCGAGCCTCGAAGAACGCGACGACCTCCTGCAGATCGTCGTTGCTGCGCAGCCCGTAGCCGATGTCGTATTCGCGCCGGGAATCCGCCCACGACGCGTTGCGCTCCTCGCGCCCCGAAGAAAGCTCAACGATCTGCGTGCGCCGCCGCGGCCCACCTCGGGCACCGCGCGCGATGTGCACCGGAAACCGAACGTCGTGAAACGCCATTATCGAGCCCTTCCGCCCATTGCGACCGCGCGCTGCATGTCCGCCGCGATCTGCGCGCGCGATTGCTTGAAGCTCGCCGCATCGCGGGTCATGATGTTAACCGTGACGTTTGGAGACGCCTTGCCAAACTGCGAAACCTCCTGCCGCGACAGCACCCGCTCCCCACGCTGCAAGATCGCGGGCACCTCGTCTGCCCTGAGCCCCGGCCATCCACCGGAGTGGTACCGAGGCGCCGCCGCAAATACCTGCGCTGGCACGACACGCTGCTGTCCGTCGCGGCCAGCGATGCCGCCACTGTGAAGGATGCTCGTGACCAGCCCTCCCGACAGACCTGAAAGAGCGTTCCCAAGCACTCCCGCCAACGGCCCCAAGATAAATCGGCGCGTCGACAGCTTTGCCAGATCCGCGATCAAAGACGTCACAAGGTCGCTGAAATTCAGCTTTCCCGTCTTCACAAACTGGCCGACCGCGTCCTCTGCGGAACTGAAAGCCTGCACCAGTGTCGCGCCGATATCGTCGCCTATGCGCTTTGCGCCCTCGGCATACTCGGCAAGCGTGCGACCGACTGCCTCCCAGCCGTTCTGCGCAGCATCAAGCGCTTGCACAAGCGACAGCACCGCCTGGCGCTCCGCTGCTGTGGCGTCGACCAGCTGGTCCGAATACTCCAGCATCTTGGCTTTGATAGGATCGGTCTCGCGCAGGACCAAAAGCTCGCGCTGCAGCTGCTCGACCAGCTGTGCCACGGCACTGGCCTCCGCCGCCGCGCCGCCTCCGCCGCCGCCATCCTCCTCCGCCGCCAGCCTGCGGCGCGCGTTTTCCTGCGCCTGTTGGGAGAACAGCTCGAACAGCTCGCCCGCAGGATCCTGCCCCATGGTCTGCGCGGCGCGATCGCGGAACTGCGACCAGGCATCGTTCTCGGCTGTGGCGGCCGCCGTGATGGCCGAAGCGGCGCGCTCCACCGCTGCGCCCGCGCGCGATCCCGCGCCAGCGTAGGGGTTGTTAACCCGGCCGAGACTGACCTCAGTCAGCTGCCCGATCTGAATGCCCTGACCGCCAGTCACCCAATCCGGCAGCATGGCAAGCGACTCATTCAGGCCGGAAATAAAGCTGTTGATCCGCTGCACGACGGCGTTCAACATCGACTCCACGCCGCCGATAAGGCTGTTTGCAGCGCCAAAGGCGAAATCACCGATGGCGGACGGCAGCGCGGACCAGATGGCGACCATCCCCTTGTAGGCCGCGTCGCCGATGTTCACGATGCGCGTGAACTCGCCGCCGATGATTTCCGGCAGCGACCCAACGAAGTCCGCAAACATGCTGAAGCCGTTCACCAGCACGTTGATCGTGGTCTTTGTCCCGGCAACAACAGAATCCCAGACCCGCGCAAACCAGTCGCCGATAGCCTCGACAGCGGGTTGAATTCGCTCCCAGATGGCTCGACCGATCACCTGAAACACCGCCAGCGCGGTGTCCCCGAAGCTGACCGTGACGTCGGAGCTCTGATTGATCTCGTACTGCAGCCCTGCGACCACGCCGGCCGCCACTGCAAGTGCGCCGGTTGCGGCTTTCAGCCAACCGGGCATCTTCATCACCATGCCGCCCAGATCTCGGAAAATGCCGGTCACGCCGCCATTACCAAAGCCGTAGATTTGCGCGATCTGCGTGCCCTGCTGGGCCATGACAACGAAGGGGTTCATGCCGCCCGCCAGCGACACACCGATATCGTTGACCTGGAAAAACAGGTTCTGCATCCGCAAGGTCGAGCCACGCGACGAGCGAGACATCTGCTCAATGGCGTCAGTTGCACCAGCCGCAGCCATCACATTGGCGCGCATGCGCTCTGCCTCGCGCTCAAGCGCTTGGCTGTACTCTTGCGAGGTGATCGTGCCTGCGGCTTTCAGCTGATTCAAATCGGCCAAAGCCGCCCGGTACTGCCGCGTCGCCGCATAGACCGGGTTATAGCGTGCCTTCAGGTCGTCCAGACGCTGCGCCTCGCGCTGCGTGGCCAGCGCTGCCTGCTCTGCGGCCTTTGTCGCCTCGCGCTTGGCAGCGGTCATGCCCTTGATCGAGTCGATCGAGGCCAGCGCCTTCGTGCGCAGCTGCGCTATGGCGTTGCCCATCTCCTCCGTGGAAATGGCACCCTCAACATGCGCCGCCTTGATGTCCGACACGCTCGTCCGGTACTGCCGCAGCACGGCAAAGACCGGGTTGTACTTGGCCCGCAGATCGTCCAGCGCCTGACCCTGACGCAGGAACTCCGCTGTGGTCTGCCCAATGGCGGGCGTGACGCCGGTCAGCCGATTGATCTGCTCGACCATAGGCGTCGTGGCCGTGGCCGAGGCGCGCATGGTCGAGGCCGCCGCAGCAGCCCGAGCGGCCATTTGCTCAAGCTGCTCCCGCGCCCGAGCGACAGTCGCACTGATCTCGTCCAGGCTGGCCGAAGCGGGCCGGGTCGAAGATGCCAGATCCTGCATGGCCTGCTTGCCAGCAGCACCGATGCCGCGCATCTCCGCCTTGACCGCCTCGCCACCCACGGCGCTAAAGCGCACGGAAACGCTCTTGTTACGCGCCATCGGATTGTGCTCCCAGCTGCTCGTTCATCTTGCGGACCGCGACCGCCTCGATTTCAGGTAGAAAAATTGCCAAAGCCGTGCGGTCGACGCCCAGCGCGTCACCCAAGGCAAAGGCCGCGACCATGTCGATGCCAAGCACCTGCACCGTCATGCCAGAGATCGTCCGCCACTGCCCATTGAGGCGCATGACAAGCGCCCAGACAGCACGCCCCTCAACCGTCAGCGGCCCTGCTTGCCGCCTCGGGCAGTCTTGGCACTGTGACGGGCAGGCCGCGCAGTAGTCGGCGCCCCCGCCGAAGTGCCACTCGGCGAGGGCGCGAAGCCGTTTTTTTCCTGATCCACGACCAGCCAGCGCCCGAGAAACCGCTCGGAGAACGCATCGTAGATCGCAGGCACGTCGATGAACGCGTCGACGCGATCAGGCGTGACCGGGGCAGGGGAGCCGTCCGGGTCCTCAACGCCCTCCCACGCCTCGATCACCAGCCGGGCTACGGCTTTCGAGAACAGCACCCCGACCTTGCCCTTTGACCGCAGCAAGGCTGGCGACATCTCTGCCACCTCCTCGCCCTCAGTCGCCTCCACGCTGGCGCGAATTTCTTCTGCGAAGGCCAGGAACGCGTCGTCGCCCTTGGCCTGCTCAATGACTTCGGAAAGCGCCGGCCGCGCCACGATGGCGACGCCTTCGCCATCCCCAACCGGGTCAATCAGCTGGTAGCGCTCCGCCTTGGGGTTCAAATTGAGACGCATGCGGTCCTCTTATGCCGGGTTGTTGAAGTTGATCAGGTCATTGACCAGCGTGAGCGTGCACATCCGGCCCACGACCGGATCGAGCGCCGCCTGCCAGGCAAAGGTCGCCTGCAAGCCGCCAGGCCCTTCGATTTGGAGCCGTGGACGCGGCAAGAACACCGAATGCGCCACGATCTGGAAGCTGCGGTCGGCTGACAGGTCGTATCGGAAGGTCAACGCGCAGGCCGTGCCGTTCATGGCCTGATCGAGAAGCACGTTATCCGCAAACCGAACCACGATCTCGCCCG